TTGTGATATCGAAGTAAGTGTCTACGCCATTTTTGATGTAATCGATCATCAATTGACGGAATTTCGAAGTCATGTAGTAGATGGTCATTGATCCGGTACCCGTCCAACCCGTGGTTTTATTCTGCACTCCACGCCGCCCCAGTGTCCGTATTTCAGCCTTATTCTTCTCGGCTGTAGCTTCGATATTGGTCACATAGAACATTTCCTCTACCACGCCGTTAATCGTCGCGTATGCCCGGCCCTCTTGGCCTGAGATGGTATCCTTGGCTTTCAAGAATGGCATATTACTTCACCTTCACTCTCATATAAAGTTTTTCCATCGCATCAACCGGTTGAGCAACAGCCTCCACGAATACCGCATCCTTAGCAGCTCCAGCCTGTACCAAGATATCCGCTTGCGAATCAAAGTTTTGAATAGCTCCTATCTCCTGATACGTGTTGAACAGTGATACCAGCTCGGCGCGGAACAGCATGCGTCCGTCTTGGTTGTTGTCTACTTTGCCGATGTAGAAACCATCAAACACAGCTTGGTATCGTTAGCAATGCCATCAAGCACACGCAGCACCCGGTTTTTACGGAACTCAGGTCCTTTGGTAGGTGTGAATGTTTTGAATGTATTGATGTCCTGCTGAACTACGGCTTGACCGCGATTAGCTATAAACAAGAATTCACCGTTAAGGAGTGCTGTTTCAATGGAACCATTTGTATACCGGGTATCCACATCTACCGCATCGTCATAAGCCGAATACGTAAGTGATTGGTTCACCGCTGCCCCAGCTGTAGCTCCAGCAACCCATGCTACCGCTTTGATCCGGTCAATCACCGTTTGGTCAGACAACACCACACCGTTTTTAACGCTGATTACGCCTTCGTGATCTGCTGTTGCGTAGTTTGTGACTACCAACTGTACCTTCTTGCCTTCACCGTCTCTCAGGCGCTTTACAAACGCCGTGTACAATGCTTTGAGTGTATTGTCATCGGATACAAGCCCGATTGTATTGAAATCCTGCACCTCGATTGCGGTCAGGTAGTTTGTATGGTCCGCATTTGTTACCGTGCCATCTGTACCGCCGATAAGCGGAGCTCCTGCAGTGGTAGCCAAAGCGTTATTGGAAGCCGCTGCAGCAAATGTAACCCAATCATTAGCCACCAAGCCTGTGATATCAGATACAATCTGTACATCTTGACGATTACCATCAATCAGTGTAATGACATCAAATTTAGATGGATCGTCCACATTCGTTTGGATCACCACATCAAGGTCATTACCTCTCAGGCCGCTGTATTTAGCCGTAACGACGAGATTTCCTGTTGTGACTGTAGCTTTAACCCCATCGTTCAATCGGTACAAGATCAGCGTCCTAGCCCGTTTAAGAGCCTCTCTGATTAATAACAACTCTGGAGCCGTGCTATCGAATCCCAGCAGTTCGAAGTAATCTTCACCCGCTTCAAGCGTCACCAACTGTTTTCCGGGACCCCAACTAAGCGGTAGGGCCATTGTCACTGTACCGCGCTCTCCAAGAACACTCAATGGAGTAGCTTCGGAAACGAAGTTGATATAAGTTCCCGGAATGATTTTGTTTTGACTGGTCCAAGTTCCGCCACTCATATAGTTATCATCTCTCTTTCATTAGCGTATTCCCACTGAAAACCGTAGGCTTGTTTCCGATCACCTTTGCAACAAGAATTTATTGAAGAAAAACCCTTACTGGTAGTCACTGTTGAGGCGGCTTCTGTTATGCTTCTGTAAACTCCTATGAGCATTCCATCCTTCAACTTCCTCACTTTCCTGCTGTGGTAAGTCTTGTTGACCCAAGTCATGTTTTCCTTGACTCGGTTTATATCCATCAAACCTGTTTCGATGGCATGTGAGGTGTTTTCTTTGTTTGTAACCCACTCTAGATTTGTTGCGTTATTATTAGATTTATCACCATCAATATGATTAATGGCAGGTTTATTAAAGACATTCTCTACAAAAGCAACAGCAACAAGCCTGTGGACTGTCGAACTTTTTTTCACACCTTTTGTCCGTATGCAAAAAGTCACTGTGGAGTACCCGTATTTGTCTGTCTTATGTGACAATACACAGCCCTTAAATAATCTTTTCCGTCCATTTTTTTGTTCAACTTCTCTATCAAGAGAACGAACCCGGCCATAGTTTGAAACCTGATAGTATCCTTCAAAATCCTGGATATCTACCCACCGTTCCATCTATTTAGCCTCCTTCGCTTTGAATTCCTCAAACTTCTGCTGCACTTCGCTAATTGTGTAAGACTCTCCATCTTCCAAGAGAGTGTTAATCAGATCCTGAGCAGAATCAGTAAAGTGTTTTGATGTCAGCCATTGTTCTTTAGTGAACTTGTGCTCAGTGGCCTCTAACTCAACCATTGCTGTAAGTTCATCTGATGGTTTCGTTCTATTACTCATTTCAATCTCCCTTCCTGTAGCAAACTCTGCATCTTGTCTTCCGGTGTGCGTTCCTTCAAAACGTAGAAGTCGTACCGAACATTAAAATGCAATACACCGTCCACGATTTCATGGGTCATGGCTTCACCGCGGATCATATTCCCATCCATTGTGATTAGCTCCATGAGGCTATACAGCTGTTCTGCCATGTCGCGGCATGCGGTGTAGTTGTTATTGTTGAAATAGTGGATATCGAACGAATGAGACCGCATATAACGTCTGTCCCTTTGCTTGCTATGAGATACCGGGAACATCAACACAAAAAAGCACGGTTCCTGAAAACCCTGCGGCATGCGTTCGTCATATACATCCATTGTTGGAAATGTGGCCACTATTGTTGATACCACTGCATCTTTCACATCATTTATCACTACCATGGGCATCACCCGAAATATTTATTTAATGCTTGTTCCAGTTTACGGTCCAAGTAATTCTGTAACTCGCGTTCAATCTCCTGGACGGATATCTTCAACATGAAGCGACCATCTACCCAACCCGTCTTGTCTTTACCAGTACGATGGCCGTTCTCGACAAATGAAGCATAATAAACGTTGTTGAAATACTCGATCAGATAAAGATCACCTGGTAACTTCTGAACATTTCCTACACGCCAATTCCTCCGCAGATGACCGCCGCCCGGACTAACGGGTGTTCTCGGCTTAACCTTGGCATCCAAACGATAAACAA